TCAATCCCTATAGATTTGAGTGCAACCGCTAGAAACTGGAGTTTTGACATATCTGACCTTCCTGATAGCCAATCTTTTGCTTTTGGGTATTTTCCAGACGCCTCTATGATTTCGAGTAGTTCTGTCGACGATACCAGCGTTCTGATGCCAGTCGATATACAGCGGTCAACAATATCGACCATCTCCGATTTTACGGCTTCTGGTGGGATTATCATTTTTGCATCATCTTACACGCATCAGTAATAGCAGTAATGCTTTTTTCTAAGCTTGATGGTTGATTTGGGGACATTCACTCAACCTTCTTCACAAAGCGCCCCTTCTCGTCTCTCATTTTTGTTGCAGTAGATTTCTTAGGCGCTGCAGTCTCTACCTCTGGTTCTACCGGCTTGCTCACCTTCAGGATCTGGCTGCATATCTCACTGCTCACAAACAGCGTTACAGGCGCAAGAGAGGCGCATATACCTGCAGGAACAGTGTTATGAGCGTAAAAGTTTAGTGCCACGCTTATGATCACATAGGCAAACATGGTAATCTGCGACCACTGCACGTTTATCCCGGTAAACCTCCACACAAGCGCCAGGATGATGCACCCGTCTATCATCACAGGAAACAGCCACTCTGGAGTGATTCCCAGAGTTAGTGCAAGATTTGATACTGCTGTGAACGATATCCAAAATGATACCGCTGCCATCGTCAGGGCTCCCAGGAGAGCCAGATTTTTTACATCGTAGATCGTTTGTTCCATTTTCCTCACCACACAAAAAATTTTACCAGGTTTTCACTGGTATTTGGTCTACTATTCCCTTCATCATTGCTAACCAGTCAGGATATGTTTCTCCGTGTTTTTCGTGTTCTTTCCAGTTTCCCTGTAGATCTTCCATTGTGTATCCTTTTTCCTCGTATTTTTTTACCATTGTTTTTGTGTTCATCTCTCTCACCTTGCTACACTACTATATTGGACTCACAGGTATATATAGTTATCTATTCAAATGATGGAAGTTCCCCGCACTCCTCATATCTGTGAAACTGCACTGCTATCTCTCGGAGAGCCTCCTGATACTTTTTCAACTCTTCGGGAACATCCAACCTGCACATGTGGTATGCCAACTGAGCAAAGAGCCGCGTATCGCACTTGATGCCAAAAGATCCGCACCAGAGCGGGAATGCGGAAAAATCGAGGTTTGCCCCTTCGAGGTTTGCCCCTTCGAGGTTTGCCCTTATGAGGTTTGCCCTTCTGAGGTTTGCCCTTATGAGGTTTGCCCGTCCGAGGTATGCCCGTCCGAGGTCTGCCCCTCTTAGGTCTGCCCCTCCGAGGTCTGCCCCTTCTAGGTTTGCCCCGCCTAGGTCTGCCCCTCTTAGGTATGCCCCTATTAGGTTTGCCCGTCCGAGGTATGCCCGTCCGAGGTCTGCCCCTTTGAGGTTTGCCCCTCTTAGGTATGCCCCTATTAGGTATGCCCTTGATCCTTCAGGTTGTCCTTTTAACCATGCGGCGTGCGTTTTTAGTATATTATCCAACTCTTCTTGTTTCATTTTTATCTCACCAGTTTGTTACACACTATAGTTGTAAGTCCAAATGTATATACTTTACCACAATCCCACCAATATTACTCCACTTGTGGTATCAATACCAACTTTTTGACGTAATTCATCCATAATATGCGGATTTGTAACTTTTACAGTTTCTATTTTGCGCACTCAATTTTTAATTTAACCTATATTTTTTGCTTCTTTTGTATTGTTACTTTGCACACAACCTCATAATTATATCAATTGTGCCAAGCATTTTGTGACGGAATTTTTAAGCCTAAAATGAACTCCGATTTTCAAACGCTCTATATATAAAAAACAAAAAAAAAAAAAAATAAATATGTCTAAGAAGAGTGTGTGTGTGTGTGTGTGTGTTGTACTTTACTAAGGGGTCTGCCGGTTTTAGGGCCCTTGACACATTGACATATTGACATAATTCATTTCCTGCAATTTAAAAGAATAAAATCAAAAAAGAAGTTCAAAATGGATTTTATAATTATGACACCATAAAAATATTCTGTGACATAATTATTTTTACTACTCTTCCACCGTTTCTGGATATATCCATGCCATACGCGGTCTACCTGCCCCAGAATGTGAAATAGCGGCCATTTCAACCCCATAAGAGTCTCTCAAAATAGCCATTACGGCATCAGCATCCTTCGGCGTGAGCGCCCGGATGAGCGGAGACGCTCTATAAATTTCCCGCTGCGTAGAACCCTTTAATCCAGATTTACGGATGATTCCTAGGACTTCCTTGCATGTTGACTCGTAGTCGGAGTTACTTACCACTTCCCTAATTCGTGTGGTCGTGTGGTGAAAGTGCTTAGTGGTATATGCAATTGACCATTTCAGGTGCTCTGGTAGTATAGTATCAGACTCACAACTTACCGCCACGATGAGAGCGATCCTTTGTGCTATCTCCTTCACTCTCCCCCATAGTTCGGCTATACCATACTGGTCTAGTCCGTTCTGTATTTCGATTATTTTACGCTCATATTCTTCCAAAACAGACCGGCATGACGAATCAAACTCAATCGTCACGGGTTCCGGGGGGTTGATAAAAGCGGACAGGTTTCCCGACTCCCCGGTCATCCCGGCACAATAGGCGCACCAGTCCTTCAACTCATCAGGCACCTGCACGTCAGTTTCGATCCAGCGGCTCACAGTCCTATCGCTATTGGACTCTACGATCAGAAACCGAGGGAGATACCCACTTGCGATACTTTCAGTGTTCACGGCCTTGTATAGCGTCGACGGAGTTGAGATCCCAACGATGACCATGGCAGGTCTATCGATAGTGACAGAGGTATCCTCTACTTCATCCCCTCTTTTTGCCGATAGCGTTGAGTAAGCGTCTGACGATAAAAAACCCGCCTGACGCCCAAAAGCCTCCATTATCATCGTATAAGCCGCATCTTTCTGGCTATTTTTTGACGACATGGCATGCTGCAGCTGCTTGCCCATCTCATCCTGTATGCAGATGTGCCGGGGTTTATGTTTGAGAGTCGATATGATTGCCCCCGCGCTCGTATAACCAGGAGGCCCTATCAGTGACATACACGCCTCACCAGATTCTCGCAGGACCCTCTCTATCACTGTTTTTGCGTGCTCCTTACCGGTGGAACTCTTCCCGAGCAAGAGCATGTACAGGCCCGTGTAGTTGTTCTGTGATGACCTCCATTGCCTTGACATGCAGACAGACCCCAATGCCAATGCAGCAGCGACTGCAAACTCTGGATTCGGCTTCAATGCAGTTTCCTGATAGTAATAAACCGCATGTTGCAATATACCAGGAATTGACAATAAATCAATCTCTTTTTTACTATCGGCTTTTTTGGGCTTTTTCATCAGCCGCTCTGCGATCTCCCTCCCGCGTTCTAAATCCCCTTCATCAAACGAGTATGTAGTTATTTCCAACTCTTTTGCCGCTTCCTTAACTGCAGCAGACGCGTTACCATTGTGCTCAAAAATGGTAAATAACTCAAATGCGTCGTGCGAATAATCAGTATCGAATGGTTCCCCGCCATGGTGCGAAAAGATGCGATTCTCACGCGGGAACACTATTACACCCGGTATCCCGGTGGAAGATCCTGGTCTCAGGTATCTCCCCGAACTTTTGCGAGTGTACCCGTAGCGATCTAGGAGAGTCGTTATGTCTGTTGACTCATTAAATCGTTGTATAACAGATTCGGAGTTTTTAAACGCCTTTCTTGGTTTCAATGGAGGAAGATCGACTTTCGGTTTCCACGGGCAAATATCCAGCAATTGCTGTTTAAATTTACTCCACTCCTTCCAAATTGCCAGAATCTCTTTTGGCAATTGTGGGATAGTGTCGTCAGGAGGATGCGCCCACCGGTATGGTAGTAGAGTGTCTGGGTGGATTGATGGTGGTAAAACATCCTGCACGGCACCGGCCCGCAACTCGAATACAGTGGTAGAGTCCCATGAGAGTTTATGGGTGCGAAGTGTTACCCCAGCAGGAGCAAGAAATAGCGCCTTATCATGTCCTGTTCTTCCGATTATGCGAGGACAATCATGCAAAAGAGAGTCATAGTCCAACCCTAAATTGTAGAATATCAGCCTCGTATACTCACTATTATCAATATCAAACGATACTATACCCGACAATCCCAGAATGACTCCCATGTTGTCTTCTGGATAATCATGCCACCATTGCGCGGGTGTCGGAGTGCTATTCCATCCGGGGTGACTCGGATTTTTTGATCGTGGTGGGATATGTGTCAACGACCACCCCAACTCATCGATATAGTACTCTGCAGCGTCAAAAGTCGATACAGGCATGATATATCACGGGTGCGATTCGAGATACTCAGATATGATTTCGATCGTGCGCAGACCAGGGTTGCGATCTGGGGAGTTCGCGAGCCTCCATATAGTCGCATATCCTATACCGGTATCTTTAGAAACCTGACGCATATTGCGCCGTTTAAGCCGTTCGGCGATGTCATACTTTCCGAGCATATACCATGTAAAATGTTCACGGATGATAAATATCTATCCACTTATGAATAACTTTATATATTTTTGAGTAGACCTAGTAGTAGCGAGGTGGTGCAATGGACAACGCCCATCTGTGATCTACGAACTGACTGAACAACCAACCGACCAACCGACCAACTATGATATCGCTAAAAAGCATCTCTAAAAACAAACTCGGCCCACCGAGGATTATTTTCTACGGACCTCCCGGAGTAGGCAAGTCGACCATCGCATGCAGCACTCCTAACCCGGTTGTGATTGACATCGAACACGGCCTAGCTGGGATTGACGTCAACAAGTTTGATGACGTGATGACCTATGATGACGTCATGCAAGCCATCAGAACCCTAGCAACCGAAGATCACGATTTTAGGACCGTGGTCATTGATACTCTTGACTGGCTTGAAACACTCGTATGGGAGAAGACGTGCTCCCGTCTGAAAGTGGCATCGATTGAACAACCAGGGTACGGAAAAGGGTATATCGAAGCATCAAAGGAGTGGGAAAAACTCTTCGAAGCCCTAAACGTACTCAGAGAAACCAAGAACATGATAATAGTGTTCACGGCTCACTCACAGGTTACCAAGTTTGAGGACCCACTATCAAACCCATATGACACCTACAGTCTCAAAGTACACAAACGGGCCGCTGCAAAAGCTGAAGAATACTCTGATATCATTGCATTTTGCAATTTTAGAGTATTTACAAGCACGGAAAAGGACCGCACAATCGGGATGACAACCGGTGAGAGGATAATGAGACTAGTGGGAAGCCCGGCATACACGGCAAAAAACCGCTACTCACTGCCAGGGGAGCTGGCATTGTCATGGGAGGCACTGATCGCAGAAATCAACAAGGGCGCCAAATAGGCTGGAGAGAACAAAAAAGAGGTGGAAAACTACACCTCTATGATGATCCTTCAAGCCCGATACCTCTATGCGGGAGACATATAACAAATGTGTATCTTGCAACCGCACCGGATTCAGTAAAAGCCCGATGCACAGACTGTCAAAACGCACTGAAACAACAATTAGGAGAATGAAAAATGGCACGAATCAACTTTAACGCAACAATTGTAGAACCGCTCGGAGAATTTGAACCCCTTCCAGCAGGCGAGTATACTGTACTCATCACTGCATCGGAGTTCAAGGAAACGAAGAAGAAAGATGGCGAATATCTCCAGTTTACCTATAAGGTGGTAGATGAGGGAGAACACAAAGGCGCTCCTGTGTTTGATCGGTTGAACCTCAAAAACGTCAATCAGACCGCCGTCGACATAGCACGAAAGCGCCTGTCTGCAATATGCAGGGCGGTTGGTGTGCTCACTCCAAACGACTCAGAAGAACTCCACAACCGCCTGATGATAATCCGTGTGACTGTCAAACCGGGCACTGACGAGTACGGATCATCCAACGAGATCAAGGCATACTCAGCCGTGGGTCTGCCATCACAGGCAAAGGCAACACCAGAACCAGAAAAGGAGGAAGAGGTGGAAGAGGAAGAGGAACCTCAACCAAATATGGGAGAACCAGCAGAAGAGGCACAAGAACTAGAACCCCCGAAGAAGGTTGCAAAAGTAAAGCCAACAACACCCACAAAGGCGAAAAAGGCAATGCCTTGGGATTGATTGAGATGGATTACATCCCATCGTCAACCCTACTTTTGATCTCATCAGGAGAGTATCGCATGCTCAAAGAAATCCAGCATTTGATGATACTCCTTGAGAATGAAGGGGTAGAGGCCACTGAGGTATACAAAAGAGCAATTTCAACATTAGAAGGTAAACAACATGCCTGAAATCGATGCTGGAGACTCTACGCTATCATACATATTCCAGACATATAAAAACGATGCCAACCGAAAACACCTCGGAGCATCTCAGATAGGAGCAGAGTGTCCTAGAAAACTCTGGTATTCGTTTCGCTGGTGCCTGAATCCAAACTTTGAACCTCGCATGTTGCGACTCTTTGAGACTGGAAAATTGGAGGAGATCCGGGTTATCAAAAACCTCAAAGATGCCGGAATCAGAGTGTGGGAAGTTGACCCAGAAACCGGAATGCAATTCAAGTTTGAGATGTTTGGAGGCCACTTTTCCGGATCTCTCGATGGCGTTGGGAAGGAGTTTCCCGAAGCTCCAAAGACGCCGCATGTGATTGAAATCAAAACCGCAAGTGACCGCAGATTCAAGGACCTGCAAAAGAAAGGGCTCAAGGAAGCAAAGCCAGAGCACTACGCACAGGTAATTCTGTATATGCATGCTCTAAAACTCACACGGGCCATGTATATCTGTGTAAATAAAAACACAGATGATATCTATATCGAGCGGGTTTATGAGGACAAAATCTACGCAGAGGAGTTGATACAAAAGGCAGAAGTGATAATCTTTTCAGAAGCTCCACCAGAACGCATAGCAGACACAGAAGGCAGGTTTGTCTGCAAGTTCTGCGAGTTTAAACCTCTCTGTTGGCAAAGGGAACTTGATGTATGCCCGGAGATCAACTGCAGAACATGCTGCCACTCTACGCCTCTCATATCAGGAGAATGGGAATGCGCGAAGAAATATACAGTTGACGAATCAAAATCTACTTGCATATCACACGTATTCATTCCGGATCTTCTGCCATTCGAGGTAGAAGACGCAGACGGTGAAAATTGTGCATGGGTAAAGTACACAAACGGGCTGATTAACGGGCCAAAACACACGCAGAGCGTAGATCTCAAGAATCTATGATCCCTCTTCGCGATTACCAGGAAGCCGCTATAAAATCAATTTTTACTTTTTGGAAATCAGGGCATAAACGCCCTCTAATCGTAGCCCCGACAGGAGCGGGGAAGAGTTTGATAATAGCGGCTATATGTAAAATGATGGTAGAAGATTACTCAATGCGTATCATGGTTGTTGTTGATACGAAGGAGCTGATAACACAAAACGCAGCAGAACTTAAAAAACACTGGCCCGATGCATCTGTAGGAATATACTCCGCAGGAATAGGGAGATATGACACATCAGCAGATATCACATTCGCAGGAATACAGAGCGTTTATCGCAATTTATACGCGTTTTATCCCCCGATGGATCTGATCATCATAGACGAGGCCCATATGATTCCTCGCGACGCAGATACCAGGTATGGCTCTTTTATCAAAAATGTGGTTGAAAACAACCCTCGGGCAGAGTTTATAGGACTAACAGCTACCCCTTACAGACTCGGTTCTGGGATGCTACATATGGGTGAAAATGCACTTTTCGGAGGTATATCATATTCGATTAACTTATTAGACCTTGTAGAGCGCGGGTTTTTGGTCCCTGTGATTAGCAAAGGAGGATTAAAGTCAATCGATTTGAAATCAGTGCGCATAACAGCCGGAGAGTACAACCAGGAAGATCTAGCAAGAGCAGCAGACGATGATATTCTAATCGCAGAGGCATGCTCAGAGATAATAAACCTAGGAAAATCCCGTAAATCGTGGTTAATTTTTGCATCTGGGATTGCACACGCCCACAAAATTAAGGATAAAATATCAGAGATTGATAATAATTTGACTGTAGAAGTTCTCACCGGCGAACTAGACCGGAAGACCCGCGACGATATGGTTCATCGATTCAAGGCAAACAAAATTAAATGCCTTGTAAACGTTGGGGTTTTGACTAAAGGCTTCAATTCTCCAGAATTAGATCTTATTGCCCTACTAACTGCCACAAAAAGCACGGCGAAATACGTGCAGATGGTAGGAAGGGGAATGAGAACTGCACCTGGGAAAGATAATTGCCTATTGCTCGATTTCGGGAACAATGTAATGGAGCATGGACCTATCGATCAGGTAAATCCATCCAGAGCACCAGCAAAGAGAGGACCACAAGAAGAAAGGCTCCCACCAACGAAGCAGTGCCCTGAGTGCCAAACTCTCACTCATGTGAGTGTGGCAGTGTGCCCTGAGTGCGGGTATGAATATCCTGCAGAATCGATATGCGCTAACCATGGGTGTGAGGCGTATGATGGCGCCGTGATGTCCAACCAGGTTCAAACAACATGGATAGATGTTCGGCGAGTTGGATACTCCAGACATTCAAAAATGGGCAGCCCCGACAGTGTCAAAGTGACATACTATGCCAAATCGGGGATGCAATACCCTGTGTGGGTTTGCTTGGATCATGGAGGATTCGCGACAAAAAAGGCGTTAAAACATGTGATAGATGCGGGGGG